TATTCCATATGGTATTTCGCCATTGGAAGGGATATCTCAGTATTTTAAATACTGGAGAGGTGGCCTTAAAATGAAGATAAGATTTTTTATGAATAGATTTCAATCTATGAAATTCTATCTGGCTTTGTTTTATAAGGCTGTCACACCAACAACGTTTGTTGATTGGTCTTCCTCCCATGGTGTTATAATCGATATTGGAGGTGATAAGAGAGAGGTGGAAATTGAGATTCCATATAACTCGGAGACTCCATGGTTAGTGGTGCCACATGGTCCAATTGATATAACAGCTCCTTTTGGATATGATTGGACGGTTTATGATATGATTATGGGACAGTTGGCTATGTATGCAATGACTCCATTGATATCTCCCGGAGGAAGTCCAACTACGATAACAGCGATAGTTACTTTATCTGGAGCAGATGACTTTGAGTTAGCTAATATGATGACAACAGGTGTTATGACTCATGCTGAGTCTATACTCATGTCAGCAAAGAGCACACGAACTCCTGATTATAATACCGATAATGTTGTTTCATTGAAGCAGTTACTTAAGAGATGGAACTTTGTTAAGTCATACGAAACTATAGTTACAGGCAATACAGCAGCTTTTCTTATTAATCCAGCGACTGGGTTCAATAACACCACTAGTGGCTCAACCAATTTGTATACGTCCGGTGGTACGAATGTGTATAATTATGGAGGTGGTTCTCTAATGTCTGCTATTGATATTTTCTCTGGTTACAGAGGATCAATGAAGGTTCGATTTGAGATGCAAGCTTTTTCAGCAGATGGTAAAAACCCTTTTGTTCCTTTTTGTTATTATATAAATCCTGATCTTATTAGTGTTATGGATGCTGCAACATTTGATGCTTTTGCTAATTCTGTAGCTGAGACTTTGGATGCGTGGTATGTTGGTACAAATGCAACACTCGCGCCATATGAAGTCTTACCTATAAATAATGTTGGAAGTCAGGTTGATGGATCAGTAGTTTATGAAATGGATGTGCCATATCAAAGAAATACAAAATATAAGATAATCAATGCAATTGGTTCTAATAATGCG